GATCAAAACCCATCGAAGGTCATATAACCGATAGCGCCGGCAACGTCTTAAGAAATGCGCAAGTTGTTATAAAACAAGAAATTCCAAGCGGTAGCTTTGTTGCAGATTCAATACGATCCGATGATGATGGGTATTTTATTTCCAAACCTATGCCGAATGGCGTTTATGATATATACGAGTCCGGTATTCGTATTTCAAGAATCATTCATCAAGCCGTAGGAACAGGCATACCTTGTTTCCAAGCCGATCAAGAAAATTTTGATATTACTTCTATTGATAGTTTTACCGATCTTGCAAACGCATATAATTTAAACTCATACAAAACATTTATTCAAATAGAACCATCATCAAATGATGTATCTCAGTATGGAAATATTTTTCCAATATATGATCGCAATATATTAACAATACCTGATACCAATAATGAATTATTTAAATTATCTGAATTTTTTGATTTTAATATAAATTCCAGAATAACGACAACAAGATTTGATATTGAATATTTTACCCCGATAACTGCTATATCATCAGAGTATAAAAGAATAAGATGGGCTGGTGTTCCCGGTATTAAATTTTATAAAGATTCAAGAATCGTAATACCTCTTGATTATTATTCTATAGTACCATCAATGCCTAAATTAACAGTAGCATTTAATGATAACATAATAACAACTTCGGGAGAATCAATTTTACTTATTACTATTTCGGAAACCAATCCGGATGATCTTGATGGCGTTATACCATATATATCAGTTGGCAACATCGTTAGATTGCTTATTAATGATTCAGGAACTCAAAAATATTGGTACGGAATAGTTGCAAAAATAATATCTGATGGTACAAAATATCAAATAGAATTTGAGCAATGGAGAAGTTCAAGGTTTGAAATGGAAGAGGATTGTACGGTTGGGCAATTTATTAACGAAATTCGTATTTATGATGGAATGTTCTCAAGTATCATGGCGATTCAAGAAGAGGTTAATCAGAGATTTTGTGTAACCGAGAATAATTATGCACAAGATAACTCGGAAGAATTGTATAGTTATATTCATATGTTGGTTATTTAAGGGTGGCAAAAAAACAATTTAACTGGAGGTAACGTTATGACCGAACTGCAATTCACTCAACTATCGGATCATCAAAGAAAAATGGTTGCTACGGCTTTTCTTATGGATAATCCGGATCAACGCCCTGAAACATCCAATCGTTTTTTCGGCAAGCTTGAAGCTTATGATGCAACGGCTCGAAAGATAAACGAAGCTATGAAACAAGCCCAGAAAAGCATTCAAGATCTTCGCAAACAGCTTGATCAGATTGTGGGATCGATCAACGCCGTATCAAATCTTATTTTCGAAGAATTGCCTGCTGATAAAATACAAGAATGGTGTATGCAATTTGATCTTGATCAAGCGAACAAGGTTGAAGAGGAAGTTAAACAGCCGGGTCCTCCGGATATAGCCGGCCACACCGCCAGGATGCAACAAGGCAAAATCGTTATTCCAAAATGAGGTGACCATGCGACGTGTCAATGTAAAAAACGGACTTAAACAAAGGCTTAACGAAATCCTGGGCACCGATGAAGGCGCGGTGAATGAAAATGGCGCATATGAAATAACTCAATGGTCCATTCAAGCAGCAATGATTGAAAACATGCAAAGGATATGCTCTGCATTGGTTGGTAATGCTCCAGGAAGGCCGATGAAAGGATTGGTTTTAACAACGTATAGCGGTCTCAACTGTATTGTTACCGGTGGTATCGGGTTTACCCCCGAAGGGAATATAATAGTCATTGAGGCGGGATTAGTAATACCGATCCCTCCAAATGTGACCAGACACATTTCTGTTAAACATCTGCTTGGCGTGTTGGATGGAGAAACATATTCTGATGGGAAAATAACAGGAATTATTGGGGAAACCGGAAGTGTTAATATGGTATATGACGATTTTGCCGCAAGTAAAAAACTTACGGTTGGCAGTTACATTTCAACAATCGTACAAATAGACACAACTTATCAATCAAGTTATGATAACCTTGTTTATCTTGGATCCGTAACAACCAATGGTACTACGATTACTTCCGTTTCGGCGGTGACTTCTCGAGGGATTACACCGTAATATTTTAAACAAAGATAGGAGATGGTTATGAGATACGCACTTAATGGAAAATACCCAATTGAAACTCTCGAACAGTTGACCAAAACCGCTGAGTATGTCGACAAATTCTTGACAAGATTTACCCCAAAGGAAAGGGTGGCAATTTCCGTTAATCTCGAAAAAAGAGCGGAAGAACTTGGGACGTATATTGACAAGGATTGGATCAAAAATTATTCTCGCCTAACGCACGATCACTACACTGTGTCTCCTGAATTTCATAAGAATATGGAATTGAGAAAACACGCTTGTTTAAACAAAAAAGTAACGATCAACGGCAAGGAACTCAATGCCGTTGATGTACTTAATAAGATTGAGGGCGAGATGGATAAACATGGATCGTTGATTGTTGTTGACGAATTAACTGATTTTGATAAAATAGCAGGTCTCGAATACGAATATGACAAATCAATTCTCGATCCTATTATGACGGTATACGGAAGCCTTGTTAATTCGGAGTTCGATGCTGTTAAGGTTGCCGGCGATGTAACCAATTACGATATTAAAAAACTTGCTATAGATCCTGATGTTATCAATATGATAGCTAAAAAATTGGGGGATAAACAAGCCAAGAAATTCTTTAAACATCCCGAAGAAATGTCAAAAGAAATTGGAACAAAGGGAGCTGAAACGATTAGTTCGATATTGGCGGAGAAGAGAGAAAAGAAAAGATAATGATTAAACTTTCTCAGTCTCTTTATGATGCTCAGATATCGGGAAACACTGAAGAGGCTGAGAGAATTAAAGCGCAAATTGAAGAACGCTTTAAAAACTCTCAGCCCAAAGTCAAGGATAATGTTGTTCAATTTAATACAATACTCAATGATGACAAGTCTTCCGCAAAATCAGTTTTCAATTTCATGACTAAAGAGCTGGGGGGAGATTGGTGGGAATGGGAAATTGAGACTATATACAAAGTTCTTTGGCTTAAATTCAGTGTCGCGCTTGAAGATATTAATCGTGATAAGATTCTTGCTATAAGACATCTTTGTAATAGCGACCAACCATTTTGGGATTGGTATGAATTCAATCAGATGGCCCTTTCATTTTCAGGAAGCATTGCTGATTTTGAATTTTTCAAAAAGCCATCCCCGGGAATGGTAATCAATGCTGTAAAAATAATGAATTATATACGTCCTGACAGGCAAGGGCAATTCAATAATGAGGTGGTAAAATACATTTGTATTTCATTAAAAGATGATGGGATTTATGTACCACCTCCATCATTATATTTGTTAATATCCGATAAATTTAAAGATATGGTTTCCGATGAAATAAAAAAAATATGGAAAAATATCTATGATGTTTATCAGGAACTTGTAAATAATAAAACTATTGAAATTAAAGAAGAAACTGAATATATACAGGCTCGAAGAATTTTTTCGGCTGAAGCTGCTGCTGTCTCTTACGGATCTTAGGAGTAAATAATGGGTGCATATGATGACATTTCCGGCGGCACAATTATATCGCCAGCCAATGGAACCGGTCTACAAGGTGGTGGTAACGTACAGGTTTCCTTCTCAAGGGGATCCATAAGATACGATTCACCATTCCTTGATATGACGAGTACATTCATACCCAAAACCATCAAGGGTATTCTTAAATTTATTGCCGCTTACGTGGTCAGTGATGGTCTTTTATCCCAATGTATTACCAAGATGTCTGAATATCCCATCACCGATCTTATATATAAAGACGAGGATCATTCATCGCTCAAAGATGATGAAACTATTAAAAAATGGAAACTGATTCTTGAAGGATCGATGAATATTATTAGGGCATTAAAACAAGCCGGGATGGATTATCACGCATATGGAAATTCAATTATTTCCATTAATTATCCATTTAAGAGAATGCTTATATGCCCTAAATGCAAACAGAAACACACATCTGACGGGCTAAAAGTCAGATTTCAAAATTTCAAATTTATGGCAAAATGTCCGAAAACAGAGTGTGGATATGAAGGTGAGATGGAAGCGTACGATCTCAACACAAAAGAGATCAGCAAGCTTAGCGTTGTCCATTGGGATCTTCTCTACATGGATATCAAATACAATTCGATTACCGGAGATCATTTTTATTATTACACGATTCCGGCCGACATTCAATTTGCCATTCGACGTGGAGACATGGACATCATCAATGGTACAAGGCTTGAAATAATAAAAGCCGTTAAACTGCGCAAGCAATTAAAGATCATGGCTGATAACGTCTTCCACTGGAAGCGCCCTGCACCGCAATACATCGTTCCTGGTGAGCGCGGTTGGGGTGTGCCGGCCGTCATGCCGGTACTCAAAGACATATTCCACACGAAGGTCCTGAAGAAAGGAAATGAGATGATCGCATTCGATCACATCGTTCCTTTCAGGCTTCTGTTCCCTCAGGGGACAGGCGATGTCAGCCCCCATGCAACTATCAGCCTTTCAGATTGGCGAACAAAGATCGAACAGGAGATACGCAGATGGAGATCGGACCCGAACTATATATCCATTGTTCCGATACCTCTAGGGATGCAGAACTTCAGCGGGGATGCGCGTCTTTTGATGATTACCCCGGAAATCAGAGCGACAGAGGATACGATCATTACGGGTATGGGAATGATCCCGGAAATAATTCGCGGGGGAGCTTCGTGGTCTGGGAGCAACGTTTCACTCCGCGTTATCGAGAATTCCTTTCTAAATCACCGTGCTGATGCGCATGATATGCTTAACTTTATTGAAACAAACGTATCAAATTACATGGATATTCCCAAGGTCGGAATCAAAATGGCCGACTTTAAAATGGCTGATGATCTTGAGAAAAAACGCCTTATGATTCAAATGGCGACAACCATGGGAGCCGATTCAATTATTTCAAAACCTACCGTTCAAAAAGAACTGGATATCGACCCTAATAAGGAATACAAAAATATTCAGGAAGATCTTAAACGCCGTGTTGAACTGAAAGTACAAGAGGCTGAGGGTGCTGCAGAGGCTCAAGGGGCCGCTGCGATCATTAATTCCCTCTATGCGGCTGATGC